TCCTTATATTTATTTTGATTCTCTTCGGGATTTTTGGAGTATTGAAGTAAATGGAAAATTCACTCTTGCTGACAGCACTCCATTAAAACAACTGCTTGAATTTGGTTACCCTGGTCAATTTAGTGTTGGCGAAGGCATGGGTGGTGAAGAGTGGTTATCTATCAGAAATCTCAGTGATCAGCCCCAGCGTATAAAATTGATTCCAAATGTTCCAGGCACTTTACATTCAGATCCGGCGAGTCGTCAAAATGGTTCCTTTGGTATGAACCCGGATGGAAGTGTTTATTTCTGTCTATCACCATATGAACCACAATAACTTAGGATAATTATTAATGACTGTTCAAGAAAAGATTGCGGCTTTAGGGCATACAATTATTGCACTATCAACACCACCTGGAGCTGGGGCTGAAACTCTAGGCTGGATCAATCACTTAAACTCTGTAAGTGATGCTATTAACCAGAAACCAGCGATTTTAGTTATTCCTTTTTCAGATGTAACCGCTGCTGAAGAGTTTGCTGCACAGGCTCCTGTTGAGACGAGTTACCGTGTAGTGTGTGTTTGCTATCATGGGGCATCAGGTCAAGAACCAGAACTTGCTGCTGCCATGGCTGCCGCTTTAGCTGATTCAGCAGATCCGGCTCTTCCATTCAATGGTGTTAATCTGGGTGGCATTACTCCGGTTGAAGATCAGTACAAGCTTACTTTTGAGCGTATTGAAGCTGCGTTAAAAAAGGGAGTTTGCATGATTCAGACAGGTGCAGATGGTTTACCTGAAATTATACGAGCTGTGTCAACATATCGAAAAAATCCAGATTCGGGAGAAGATGACGATTTGATGCTAGATATTAATGGGGCTTTAACCATTGATTATGTCCGTAAAGTCATGCGTACGGCTGCATCGAAAGAACGTCGACGTAAGAATACTGCACCTGCTCGCCGTAATCTGCGTTCTGTATTTATGGCTGAGGCTGTAAAACTGGAAAAAGCAGAAATTCTTGAAAATGTCACATCAACTGCAGATCAATTGATTGTGACACAAGATAGTAAAGATAAGGCTCGTGCTAATGCAGAGATTCCAAGTCACTGGGTCCGAGGTATGCATGTGATTGCGACCACATTAAATGTGTATTGATTTTAAATCACTAGATTTATCGATCTAAAAAGACCGCAAATGATGCGGTCTTTTTTATTTGGAAGTCCTTCCGCCTGATATTCCTCCAAGTAATCAGAAAAAATAAATCAACATTAATATGAGGCTGTAGAAATGGCTGAACAAGCTGTTGGTTCTATTATATTGGGCGTAAATGGTGAGGAATATGACTGTGCATCATGCGAGGTTCAGCATAGTACTGGCCGTAAACCTGTTCCAACGATGAACCGGGAACAAAAAATTAAATACGTATCTGCAGGGATCAAAACATGGACGCTTTCTGTAGCAGTGGTTATTCCAGACGGTAAAGACGATATTGACTGGGATGCTATTACCGATGCACGCATTTCAATAGAGTCCGTAACAGGTAATCACCGCACCACCTATATTGATTGCTCTACAACTGAAGTGAGTGACTCATATAGTGTTGAGGGTGAAACTCGTCGTAACTTAAGCCTGTTTGCACTTGATAAAATTAAAGAAGATATCTAGGAGAAATTCAAATGATGCAAGTTGAAGGCACACTGCCGGTTGCGCTGAAAGCACTGGATGGTCAGACAGAAATAAAAAGTAAAAAAATTGTCATGCGCCAGCTAACTGCTATTGAATATATACAGGCGCAGGCAGACAGTGAGGCGGATCAATATATTAGCATTGCTGACCTGGCAGCCATGACTAAACTGGTTGATGAGGATGGCAAAGAGCATAAAATTACCTATGACATGCTGGGCCATTCATCTAAATCCAACCTTGACTATTTAAACAAAAAGTTGGATGAGCTGAAGGAAAAGGAAGCAGCCGCAGAGTAAATGAAGGAGCACGGTTAATCCGCGCTCTTTTAGCTATAGGTATTCCTTTCGATGCCATTGAAAGGATGCCTATTGATATTGCAATCGCCATACTCTCCGATGAGCGGCCGAACAATACTCATCCTAAAAATCAAAGAAAAGCCCGTACTAATCACTCTCCAGCAAGTACATCCAGTACAGGCACTACGTATGTAGCAACCAGGCGCAAGCACTCTACCCCAAGGTCATAAGCTATGAGTAAAAATTCTGTAGTTTCCTTAACGCTCCAACTGAAAGGACAGCAAGCGAGCCAAGAGCTTAAGCGTATTGCTACAGATCAGCTCAATGCTGTTAAAAAAATTAATATCGAACAGCAAAAACTTGTGCCAATTCAAACTAGCCAGATCAATACTGCCAAGAAAATCTCAGATGAATTGCGTAAACAGAGTCAGGCATTTTCAGCACAAAAACGTGAAACGCTAGCTTTAGATACTGCACGAAAACTAAGCATCAGAACTGAACAGCAGATTAATGCTGAAATTAAGAAAACCTATAGTACATATGCACAATTAAGTATTTTACAGCGTCAGGGTGTGGTCACGGCCAAAGATATGGAACGTGCTTATACTGCCATGAAATTACGTGTAGCAGCATTAAATGGTGAGTTAGGAAAAACACTACAAACAGAAAAACAGATCCAGCAGATACAAAAAACTGGCGGTTCAGGTGGGATGAACTTATTGCAACGTGGTGGTGCTGTAGCTGGTGCAACTATGGCTGGTGGTATGGTTGTAGCTGGAGCATTACAAAAGCCGCGTGATTATGCTCAGCTCATGACCTACATCACTGCTACGGCCACAGGTGGGCAAGGTTTAACGGCTGATCAACGTCTAGCTAAAACTGCTTTTTTTGAAGGTTTTGTTAAAAATGCTGTACGCAATGGAGGAGGAAAACGTGAAGATGTAGCAGCTGCTTTAAATGAATTAATGGCATCAGGCAAGTATGATGAGTCTAATGTTTCTTCAGCTTTATTGTCTTCATCTAAAACAGCATTTGCATCAGGAGCTGATACTGTTGATGCAGCTAAGATGACTATTGCAATGAAGAATTTTGGGGTCAAAAATTTTGATTTAGCTCAAGATCGTGCAATGAGAGCTGGTCAAGTTGGTAGTTTTGAATATAAAGATTTGGCTAAATCTTTACCTGGTCAAATGGCAATGGCTAATGCATTCGGTTACTCTGGAGATGCTGGTTTTGTTAAATTGCTAACTTTAAACCAAATAGCCAAAAGCACAGCAGCCGACAGTACCGAAGCTGGCAATAATGTCGTAAATCTGCTTCAAAAACTATCTAGTCGTGAGCTTGCAGACACGTTGGCGGATAAAGTTGGTAACACTGATGGATTACCAACAAAAGCTGTTATGAACAAGAAGGGTAAAGTAATTGGCCAGGCATTTGATTGGTCAACTTACTCTATTCAAAAGCGTGAACAAGGTATATATGGAGTTGAGGCCTTTGTTAAACTGTTAGAGCATCAATTACAGAATAATCCTCAATATACTAAACTACAAAAAGAAGCAAAAGCTGCTAAAACACCAGAGGATCGCAAAGCAAAGCTTGAGGATATGAGTAATATTGCTATGGGTAGCGAGTTAGGGCAATTTTTAGCAGATCGGCAGGCCTTACTGGCAGCCATGGCTGTTGTCTATAATAAAGATCAATCTGTAAAACTTGAAAAAGAGATCAGCGCAGCATCAGGTACAGTCAGTTCAGACCTTGAAATGATTCGTCAAACAGAATGGGCTAAAGATCAGGCTGTTGATCAAGAAAAGTTGTTTGCCCAATCTAAAGCTTATGATTCAATTTCCGAAACTTTAGGAAAGGTTAAAGAAAATATCACTGACTGGGCGCAAAAGCATGAAGATTTAGCTGCTAATGCCTATAAAGCTTCCATAGCTCTGACAGCAGTAGCCGCTGCTGGTACAGTTGGTACTGTACTAAGTGGTAAAGGCTCAGTTGGTAAAATCGGTAGTATTGCTGCTGGGGCTAGCAGATTTGGAGGTGCTGGTCTAGCCGTTGCTGGTGCAGGTGCAGTAGGTTATGGGGCTGGCACGTTGATTAATAACAGTTTAGTTGAAGGTACTACTTTTGGTGATTTTTTAGGTGAAAGTATTGCTAAAACCCTTGCCGCATTTGGTAATGATGATGCTCAAGCAGCAATAGAAGCACAAGCAAAATATGAACAAATGGTTTCACAGCAACAAGAAGCAAATAAATTATCCAAAGATATTTCTAACAAGTTGAGTACACTAATTTCTACTACAGCCCAAAATAAACCTATCCCTTTCAGTGCCAGTGGATTACTTGGAGATATTTCAAATCATGCTGCATCTGAAGAAAAACGTCATGGTGCTTTTATCCCTTGGAAAATTAATCCTTGAATTAAAAGGAAGTACTTCCGCCTGATATAAGATGGATAGCTTTCTAATAATAACCTCACAAATAGTGAGGTTTTTTTTATGGGCTGGGCTACAGATTTACAGGATGCAAGTTTTCGTGGGGTGCAGTTTGAATGCACGTCGACCAATGATTCTGTATCTAAAACTTTGGCTACTAAACAAGCTCCATATTCCAACGCTGCTGAAATTGAAGATATGGGAAACAATCCAGGCAATATCTCAATTAATGCAGTCTATTCTGGTGAAGATTATAAATCTTGGCATGATGCTCTGGTCGCTGCTTTGCTTGAGACAGGTCCTGGTGAGCTGATCCACCCAATTCATGGCATTATGCAAGTTAATGTGGTGGATTACTCAGTTGATCACAATGCTGAAAACTTTGATTCATGTATTATCGCCATTAAATTTATTCAGGCTAAAGATAAAAAGCGTGAGCGGTTTATTCCGGTTACTGCCCCTGAAAAAATCTATACTGAAGACGTCATTGAAGCGCCTGCGTCCGCATTAGAACAATACCTAAAAAAGCTAAAAGTACTGGATCAGAATCAATTTTTTGATGCTGTAAATAATATCCGCATCAGCATTAATACTTTCCGTAAGGGTCTAAATTTAGCAAAAACTACAATTGAGAATGTACTGGCGCCTGCTGACTTTATTATTGGCCTGGTAGACGATGTCAGTGGATTGGTCACGTTTGATAGTAATATTTCTGCACTATCTAAATGGCGTGACTTGATTTACCGGGTACAGCGGTTTGAAAAGCTTTTTCAAAATGATAGTTCATCTCCTCAGTTAAAACAGCTATGGCGTGCAACACAAGTAGCTTCAACTGTGAGCATCACTCAAAAAGTCATTGAAAATATTCGATTGGAACTGGTTAAAAATAAAGAATCCAGTCTGACACCGATTGATCTGGCTGTGATTCGACAGAAAAGCCGCCAGCAGATTCAAGCTGTAATTAATACTGAACGTGAATATATATCAACTGAGCTTAATGAAGCAGCCGTCCGTCAAATCCAGGTCTATAAAGAAATTGCAGATCAGCTTCATCTTCAAATTCAGGAACTGATTGAAGTCCGTCCTCCAGTTACTAAAACCACAATCACTGTACCTTGTACGCTTCATTGGCTGGCGCATCAACTCTATGAAGACATGGACCGTGCAAGCGAAATCCGTCAGCTAAATCCCGATTTGGTAAATCCTGCTGTACTTCGCCCTGGTATGGAGCTCACTGTTTATGCTCGATAATCAAGGGAACGAAATTACCCTGCAAATTGGTACTTATACCATCAATAGCTGGGATGCTATTTCTATCGATAGCCAGATTGATACCCCTGCCGAGAACTGGAGTTTTAAGCTATTTCAGGCAGAGGGTGATCCTTTGCCTAAAGATATTGCTGGTGCAAAGGATATTAAGGTTTTTTATAACAAAGAACTGGTCCTGACTTCTATTGCTGACAAAGTTGCTGAGGCTGTTAGTCGAGACGGTTATGGTCTGGAAATCAGTGGTCGTGACTTGGCTGGACAATTGATTGACTGCTCTGTACCTATTTTTAATGGTCGTCAATTAACTTTAGAAGCGCTGCTTACACAATATGTATTAGCTGGAGATTTGGGTTTAAAAATTCATGATATCCGTATTCAAAATGATGCCTGGCTTAGGAATAAAGTTTCTGTAGAACCTGGTGAAAGTCTATGGGATGCCATTGCCAAAGCAGCAGCTGTCACGGGTCAACATGTATGGTTAGAACCCGACGGTACGCTGGTCATTGGTGATCCATTCGCTAATCCATACTATGTAAAGACTCCTTTACGTCTGATGAAACCACTGGACAATAGCAACAATGTACTGGATTTATCTTATGTGAATGATGTCAGCAGTGTATTTAGTGAGATCAAAATCTTAAGCCAGGATACCAAAGGCAGTCATGTTTTATCTTCCACAACCAGCGAAACACAATATGGCTTTAACCGATTAAAAATTATCTCAATGGGTGATGTAGAGACTGAAGCGGAAGCTGATAGAGCGTTAGAGAAAATCAAAAAAGATAATGATCTACAGGCCTATTCACTAGACGCAACAGTGAGCGGCTGGACAATTGATGGCAAAGTTTGGACCCCAGGCTGGTATCTCAACTTAAAAACCAATGCTTTAAGTAATGCATCTGCACGGTGGGCAGTCTATGGGCGTACTCTCATACTTTCCCGCACTGAAGGTAAAACCACAAAACTGCATATGAAACGCCAGGGCGACTGGGCACAGCCCTTGATTTATAAAGAGCCTAAACCTAAAAAAACAGCCAGACGAAAAAAAACCAATAAAGACAAAGATAAAGATACTGGAGCACAGAAATGATCAGCTCAGTACAGCGCCAGATCGCCCGTGGTATGGGGCAAGTCCGTCAGACATTTTTAGGTGCAGTCGCTCGCGGTGGTTCAAAGCTACTTCAGCTGACAGGACTGGCGGATGAGGTTTTAGACGAAACAGAACTGATTCAGCAAGTTGGTTTCAGTTCTTACATACCGGATGGCTGCCGTGTAGTGGTTCTACCTTTGCAGGGCAAAACTTCACGCTCCATTGTTATTGCCACTGATGGCGCACCGATTCTCGTTCAAGTGGGTGAAGGTGAAACCTGTATTTATGACCAATTTGGGCATGCAATTTGGCTGAAGGAAGATGGTGCTCACGTCAAAGGTGGTGATCTATTTATTGATGAAGGCAACCTGTATGTAGTGAAGGGTGAAGTCATTGATCAGAAAGGCTCCATGCAGGAAATACGTGACATTTATAACGAGCATAGTAATGGCAATACACCAAAACCAAATCCGCAAATGTAGGTGAAGACATGGCAACAATTGATTTAAAAAACAAAGATTATGTGCTGCTCAGTCTGGATGCTGCATTTGTTAATGATGATGTGCAATGTGTCTGCCAGCGTTTAGGTATCCATCGTGGTAAATACTGGGCAAATCCCAAGTTAGGAAGCCGGCTCTATCTGCTCAACCGAAGTAAAGATTTAACCCGTAATCTTCTATTGGCAAAACAGTACGCTGAAGAGGCACTTGAGGATCTTGTACCGCTACGCTTCGAATCAATTACAGTTTCAGCATCACAGTCTGAAAAGAGTCGTATTGATCTAACTATTGATACGGTACACATCACAGGTAAAAGCCAAAAAATTCTTTATTTTGTGCCGGTAGGAGGTTAAAGCATGTTTCCAATTCCTACTTTCTCGAAATTACGTCAAGTCATTATTCAAGAAATCCGTAATCAGACGGGCCTTACAATTAGTCCAGACTCTGATGCATCAATCCGTGCCGATGGCACAGCAGCTATAGTAGAAGGCTTATATCAACATCAAACCTATATCCAGCGTCAGCTTTTTATTCAAACTGCTGATGAGTCATATTTATATATTCATGCTCAAGAATTAAAAATTCCACGTTTTGACGGTACACGTGCGGCAGGTTCAGTTAAGGCAAAATCAAATTCAGAAATTACGATTGAAGCAGGTACAAAGCTGACTGATGGTAAAGGCCATTTTTGGAGCGTCATCTCTACAACTGTTGTTAAGCCAAATATCACGACTGAAATTAATATTACTGCTGATCAAGTCGGTGCTTCATGGAATGTTATCAGCTCAACCTTATTATGGGTCAGACCGCTTGCAGGCCTTAGCGGCATAGTTGAAGTAATATCAATTGCAGGTGGTTCAGATCAGGAAGAGCTAGAAGCATGGCGCGCACGTTTACTTGAGCGTAAACAACTTGGTTTATCACGTGATCGCTCTGCTGACTTAAAAGTCATTATGAAAGATATTGCTGGGGTTCAGGATGTATATGTTTTTCCAAAACGCCGCGGCCTTGGTTCACTTGATGTTGCAATCACTGCTGTTGGGAGTCCACCAAATTTACCGAGTAGCGTACTTC